TAACTGATTGGATAAATAATGTTAATCAAACAGTATTTAATACACAAACAAGTAAAAACTATTTATTAAACTTTGGAAAAAATCAAACAATACATTTTGTTAATAGTGTTATCATAGGAAAATATTTATTTGTTAAAACATATAAACCAATAGACACCGATATATTCAAAGAAAATTTTAAATGTTGGGTTGTTTGTGAAAAACAATTACCATACATTGATAATGTATCTTTATCTGAACAAGAAGTAGAAATCCAATACAATGTATTAAATCATATAAACTGGGATGCATATGATGAGTCATTACAATCCTCAGAAACTAGTTTAAAAAATTGGAATCAATTATTAGGATCATCATTACAAACATCTCAACAAATTATTGATTCATATTTTTCTGGAAGCTTAAGTGGAATTAATTTAAATATTGATTATAGTGATTTTAATAATTTTATATTTTATAGTTCTGCTACAGAGCGATTATCAAACTTTAAATATAAATTAGAATTACTAGAATATTATACAGCTCAGTCTTCATCTGCAGCAAGTTTATCAGGTGGAACGTCGACAACAAATGCAAATGATTATAAATCATTATATAATAATTTAATTGGAACATTTGATGAATTTGAAAATTTTCTGTATTATCAATCATCGTCGGCATTATTTAGTAATAATATACCAAGTATAAATCCAAATGTTAGTTTTATAACTGGTAGTTATATAAATCCAGTACCTAAAATAAATAATTCTATTCCATATCAATTGCAGTCTGTCACTAGTAGTATTTTTGAATCGTGGTATTCAGGAACATATGAGTCAGCATCTTTATATGATTTACGTAATAATAATAAGTTAACAAAATCTATACCAGAATTTATTTTATTAGATGAAAATAATGAACAATTATCTATTTTTGTTAATATGTTAGGGCATCATTATGATATTTTATACTCTTATATAAATTCTATGACAAAAATTAATAATCGGGACGAACATCCTAAAAAAGGAATGCCTAATGAATTATTATATTCTGTTGCTAAACAATTTGGATGGACATTAACAAATGGAAATCAATATCAGAATTTATGGGAATATGTTTTAGGCACTAATGAAACTGGAACTCCGTTAACTGGATCTAATACAGTTGGCGATGAATCATTACCAGGTCGTGAAATGACATTTAACGTATGGAGGAGAATTGTTAATAATATTCCTGGATTACTAAAATCAAAAGGAACAAAAAGAAGTATTCAAGCGTTATTATCTTGTTATGGAGTACCTCAATCATTAATTACTATTAAAGAATATGGCGGTCCAAGAATCGAACGAAAACCAGTTTATGAAAAATTAAATTTTGATTATGCATTAGATTTAATAAATAATAATGCTGGTACAGTTCGTGTTGATTATGATCAACCAATTAATTCTGTTGAATTAAGATTTAAAATAGATAACGTATTAAATAATCCAACTGTACCTAGTTCAATGAATCTATACTCTATAGGTTCTAATAATGTAACTATAAATTTTGTACGTGGAACATTAGGAACGTTGAGTATTAATGGAACTGCTACTAATGAAATTGAATGTTATAATGGAGAATTTTTAAATACCTTATTAAGAAGTGGCTCATCTGGAACATTAGAATTAATAGTTCAAAAATCAAAATATGGAAAAATTGTAGCAGCTGTTTCTTCGTCTGTTACTGCATCATTTCCTAATACCGGTACTTTAACATTAGGAGGAGCAACAAGATTAAAAGGACAATTACAAGAATTAAGATTATGGTCATCTAGTTTACAAAATGATCCGTTTTCTAATCATACAAAAGCACCAGGTTCATATGATGGAAATATTAATGCATATGATGAATTAACATTTAGATTACCATTAAATGAAAATATAAATCATTCACAAACAGGAAGTTTATTAGGAGTAGAACCAAATATATCTAATATATCTGCATCATTTATAGGATGGAGTTCAAATACTCCATATGATTCATTAGAAGAAACTTATTACTATGATGGAATTTCAATAGGAGCTGGGACTTATGATGATAATAAAATTCGTATTGAATCAAATGAACTTACTGGAAATTTAAGTGTTGCTACAAGAGCTTCATTATCACAATATGATAAAGCTCCATTAGATTCAAATAAATTAGGAGTATTTTATTCTCCTCAAACAATTATAGATGAAGATATAATAGCACAATTAGGAAGTGTTAAATTAGATCAATATATAGGAGATCCAGAAGATCAACAAAAAAAATCATATCCGGAACTAATACAATTTTCTAGATCGTATTGGAAAAAATATAATAATAAAAATAATTTAAATGCATTTATTAATATGTTTACATTGTTTGATTTATCATTTTTTAAACAAATTGATCAATTATTACCAGCAAGAATTGATAAAATTAAAGGATTACTAGTACAACCTAATTTGCTAGAACGAAGTAAAGACGCAGTATTTAATAAACCGGTTCAAATAAAAAATAATAGTTATACGTCTTCTTTAAATATATCTCCAGAAATACCTTTTTCATATGATAATATTAATGTAGTATTAAATAATAAAGATATCTTATTATCTGGTATATCTAATAAAATACAAGGAGAAATGCGTCCTATAGATATGTATACCGGAAGTATATCATCATTAAGTGTAAATATTAACGCTTCTGCAGGAATTTCTGTTGCAACAGTAGGTCAACGAAGACATAGATTTGAAGGATGTAAATTAACAGGACCTGGTATTAATATTCCAACTAATAGTTTTCCAGACGGTGCACCAGTAGTTACAAAAGTAACAGTTAATCCAAACGAGTTAGTTAGTAGTGTAAATTCTAAAAACGGAGCGTTTAGTACAGATCGTGATAAAGAAATAACGATTAAAGAAGAACCAGAAATTATTGTATCAGAAAATGATCCTACAACAAGAGCTCAAACAACTACTAATACATTAGCTGCTAAAGGAAATACATCAATACCAGAAAATAATCCACCGGTTATACAACGAACTACAAATAATAAAAGTAATTATAAATCTACTAGAGGAAATTAATCAAAATTTTGATTGAACAATATTTATTAAAAACAAAAGGACATTAATATGGGATATTTAGATAATACATCAATAACAGTCGACGCAATATTAACAAATAAAGGTCGTGAATTATTAGCACAAGGAGGAACTGCTTTTAATATTACACAATTTGCGTTAGGTGATGATGAAATAGATTATACATTATGGAATCCAAATGATACAAGAGGTACAGCATTTTATGGAGATGTTATTGAAAATATGCCAGTAACAGAAGCAATTCCAGATCAAACAAAAGCTTTAAAATATAGATTATTAACATTACCTGGAAATAATGCACAATATTTACCAAAAGTTTCAGTAGCTCCAGCGACGATGGGTTCGCAATCAGGAAATGGATCAACACTTACATTTAATGTATCAACATTAAACTTTTCAAATGCAAATTCAACATTAGGATATACAGCGGTTTTATCTAATAGTTCAATAGGAACATTAACTGCAGCAACAGGACAAGCATTAAGTAATGTAGCTCCTGGAATAACTGGCGATGCAACTTCTGTAGCAATCGTTGGTTTAGGCGGATTTAATTTAACATTGAATCCAAATCCTTCTACAACTCAAACTAGATCTACTACGATTACATTTTTTGCAAATGAAACTGGAGGAGAAGTTACTGTTAATATAACACAAGAAAAACGTACGTTTACTGCCTCAACAAATACGACCTTTTAAAAATGAGAACAACTATGATAAATTTACTAAAACAACTACCAAATCAAGGCCAATCATTATCATTTCAACAATTGGATACAACTAGAGATATTATTGATTCATCGCAAGAAACAATAACAGACGCATTATGGAGTGATGATCAGCCATTATTATCAACATTTTTTACTGCATCAAATTTATCTGTTTCTCAAAAAGCATATTATGTTAATGTATATCAAAAAGAGCCTGCAGCAACTGGGTCTGCAATTCAATTTGCATTAGCATATGGTGATCAGCGAGGTAGTGGATCATTAAATAATGGCGGTGGACAATTAGGAGATGCTCCTAGTAAAGCAATATATTCACAATATAAACAATTATTATTAGATGAAACAGTAAATGCATTTACATTTAAAACTGGATCTGGTGTTTATACTACGGATTCAATATATGTAATAAATTTGCAACGAGCAAGATCAAAAGAAAGACTAGATCCAGGTAATTGGGAATTACCATTAAGTGGTATTACATCTAGAGATACAGATGCAACAGGAAGTGTTGTAATAGGACCTTCTCATATAAAACTAATTGATAA